GCGTGACCTCTGCATGGGCGAGCCGCTCGCGATCGGCGCGCTGAAGACGATCCGCACCAACGAGGTCGGCGCGGGCTTGCGCCTGAACGCGCGCCCCGACGCCGACTTCCTCGGCTTGTCGGACGACGCCGCGCGGAAGTGGGAAGAGACCGTCGAGCGCGAGTTCTCGCTGTGGTCGGAGACGGCCGCGTGCGACGCCTACCGGCGCTGCACGTTCGGCGAGCTGATGGCGCTCGCGCGCCTGTCGGAGCTCATGTCGGGCGACGTCTTCGTGATGCTCCCCTCGACGGAGCGCGACGGAGATCGCTACGACCTGCGCATCAAGCTCCTCGAGGCCGATCGCGTCTCGGATCCGTGGCCCTACCCGGTCGGCACCAACACCCTCGGCGGCGTGAAGGTCGACGAGGAGGGCGTGCCGATCTCCTACTACGTCGCGCGCGTCCATCCGGGCGATCTGTTCCTGCCGGGAACTTACGGCGGCTATGGCGCCTACGCGTACGGCGCGATCTCCGTCCCCCCGATGACCGAGGGCGGCATCTACGGCGCGCAGTGGAACCATTGGGACGAGATCCCGGTGCGCGGCCGCACGGGCCGCCCTCTCGTCCTGCACATCATGGAATCGGAGCGCCCCGGCCAGCGGCGCGGCGTGCCGATCCTCGCTCCGGTGATGGAGCGCTTGAAACAGCTCTCGCGCTACTCGGACGCCGAGATCATGGCGGCCGTCGTCTCGGGGTTCTTCACCGCAGCGATCACCAGCGAGCGGCCGCAGGCGCTCCCCGGCCAGGTGCTGCCGCAGAGCCAGCTGGTGCAGGAGACGCCCGACGATCCGGCCAGCTACCAGCTCGGCAACGGCGCGGTGCTCGGCCTTCTGCCCGGCGAGAAGCTCGAGTCGGTGAACCCCGGCCGCCCCAACACCGCCTTCGATCCGTTCGTCAAGGCGGTCTGCCGGCACATCGCGGCGGGCCTGCCCGGCATGACCTACGGGCTGCTCGTGAAGGAGTTCAACGCGAGCTATTCGGCGTCGCGCGCGGAGCTGCTCGAGGCGTGGAAGTCGTTCTCCGTCGGGCGCCAGCGCATGGCGGCGCGTTTCTGCCAGCCGATCTACGAGCAGTGGCTCGAGGAGGCGGTCGCGCGCGGCTACATCAAGGCGCCCGGCTTCTTCTCGGATCCGGTCGCGCGCGCGGCCTGGTGCGGCGCGCAGTGGCACGGACCGGCGCAGGGCCAGCTCGATCCTACGAAGGAAGTCGAGGCCGCCGAGCTGCGCGTCGAGGCCGGCTTCTCGACGCGCACCGAAGAGACCGCTCAGCTCACCGGCGGCAATTGGGAGCGCAACCACAAGGTGCGCGTGCGCGAGGAGCTGCTGCGCAAGGAAGGCGGACTCATCCCGCCGCCCCCCTCGACGGAGAAGGTCGAGCCCACCACCGACGGCGCGCCCACCACCGAAAAGACCGAAAGCGAGGCCGCGTGAAGATCTGGAACCTCAACGTCAAGCGCGGTGCCGATGGGTCGAAGCATCTCGACATCCAGCTCCACGGGGTGATCGACGGCGGCTGGATGGATGACAAGGGCGTCGACACCGCCGAGACGATCGCCGAGCTCAACCCGCACCGCGACGCGAAGACCGTCCCGGTGCGGATCAATTCCGTCGGCGGTGACGCCTTCGGTGGAGTCGCGATGTACAACGCGCTCCAGGATCACCCCGGCGAGGTGACGTGCCTCATCGAGGGCCTCGCGGCGAGCGCCGCGTCCCTCGTCGCCATGGCGGGCAAGACCGTCATGGGCAAGGGCACGATGATGATGATCCACTCGCCGTCGACGTTCGCGATGGGCAACGCCGGCGAGCTGCGCAAGACCGCCGACGTGCTCGACAAGGTGCAGACGGCGCTGTGCGACATCTACAGCGCGAAGACCGGCAAGAGCGTCGAGGACTGCTCGAAGATGCTCGACGCCGAGACCTGGATGACCGCCGACGAGGCGGTGGAGAAGGGATTCGCCGACGAGGTCGCCGACCACGCGGCCGACGGCGACCCCGACTTCGACGATCCGAACGAGGGCACCGACGAGGACGACGACGACGACGGTCCGGAGATGCGCGGCGAAGCCGTGATCTGGAACGGCGTGGAGTTCCCGCGCACCGCGCTCGCCGAGCGCATCGTCGCGATGGCGAAGCCGCGCGCCCCGAAGCCGGTGGCGGTCGAGCCGGAGCCCGAGCCCGCCTCGACGCCGATCCTCGCGCTCGTTCCGGCGCCGGTGCTCGCGCCGCTCACCCGCGCAGAGATCGCCAACCGCGCGCCCGAGCTGCTCGCCGAGATCCTCGAGGAGGGCCGTCTCGCCGGCGTTGTCGCCGAGCGCGCTCGCCACCTGGCGATCGACGAGCTCGACGTGCGTGGCGCCGATGACCTGGTGACCGCGGCCAAGTACGGCGCGAACCCGACCGACGCAGCCCAGCTCGCCGTCGCCGTGGTGAAGGCGCAGAAGGGCGCAGGCGCCGAGTTGCTCGCGGCGCGCCGCCTCGAGTCGGCCCCGCTCGCCAAGGTGGCGCCGGGCGTGGTCGAAAATTCGGACAAGGCCGCCGAGGCGCGGCTGATCAACCTCATGACCGTCGGCGGCGACACGACCCGAGGAGGGAAGCGATGAGCTCCAAAGACGAAGGCAGCAGCGCGTTCGACAATCTGATCGCGGGGACGCAGAAGAACCTCGTCACCGAGCCGGCGACGATCGGTCTCTCGCAGGCGTTCTCGCGCGGCCAGATCCTCGGCCGCGTCACCGCCACCGGCAAGTGGAAGGTGCTCGACGAGGACAGCGTCGCCTCCTTCAACCGCTTCGGCATCGCCACCCAGGCGATCGACACGACCCTCGGCGAGACGGTCACCGACGTCTTCGTCGAGGGCGAGTTCTCGGACAACGGCGTGATCTTCGCCTATTCCGACATCGTCGCGGATTGGTCCGAGCTGCTCGAGGCGCAGGGCATCTACCTGCGCGCCACCATCTCGACGGCTGGCGTCTAACCGGGGCCGCGCCCCACCTACGAGGAGCCCAGGATGAGCATCGACATTTTCTCCCCCCGTGCGATGGCCCAGGCGCTGTTGCAGATGAAGCCGCCGCGCACGTTTCTGCGGCAGCTCATGATCCGCCGCGACGAGATGTATACGACCGAGACCGTCGACGTCGACATCAAGGTCGGCGCTCGCCGCCTCGCGCCGTTCATCAACCCCAACGTGGGGCCCGGCAAGGTGATGGACCGGATCGGGTTCTCGACCCGCTCCTACAAGCCGCCGATGGTCGCGCCGAAGCGGCCGATCACGGTGAGCGACGTCATGGATCGCCGCGCCGTCGGCGAGAACATCTACTCGACGCAGACCCCCGACGAGCGCATGGCCCTGCTCCTCGGCCAGGACCTCGCCGAGATCGACGAGGACATCACCCGCCGCGAGGAATGGGAGTGCGCGCAGGCGGCGTTCAACACCGGCACCTTCGGTGGGGTGCCCGGCACCGCGCTGGTGGTCACGGGCGATGACGTCTCCGACACCATCGTCTTCCCGCGCAGCGCCGAGCTGCTCGACGCCGTGCCGGGGGCCGCGCCGAACGGGCTCGGCACCGCCGCGCCGACCTCGACGAAGCTCACCGCGGCGCGCTGCTGGGATCAGACCACGGCGGACATCCCGGTGCAGTTCCGCCAGATGCGCCGGCTCTTCCAGAAGAAGACCGGTCTTTCGCCCGACTTCCTCCTCATGGGCGAGTTGGCGGCCGATGCTCTCATCAGCGCGCCGTCGCTGTCGGGCCTCAGCGGCTTCCTCAACACCCGTCGCCTCGACCTCGGGCTCATCAGCCCCGAGCTGCGCGAGGGCGGGGCCACCTACTACGGCCAGTTCGCCGGCACCGGCGTCGACATCTGGGGCTACGACGAGTGGTTCATCGACCCCGCCGACGGCGTCGAGAAGCCGATGGTGCCGCCGAAGATGGTGCTGATGGGCAGCTCGAAGAGCTACACCGTCATGCGCTACGGCGCGGTGGGCGTCTCGAGCGGCCTTGACGGCCAGGCGCAGCTGGCGCTCGTGTCCGGGCGTCGCATCCCCGAGAGCTGGGTCAACAAGGAGCCGGCCGTCCGTTTCCTGAAAGTGTCGGCCCGTCCCCTCGTGGTGCCGGTGCAGAACGACGCCTACATCACCTGCCAGGTCCTCGCGTAGCTCGATGGACCTGCACGAACAGGCCACCGCCGATCTCGCGACGATGCACAACGTCGCGGAGTTCGCAGACGCGCTCAGCATCAACGGCGCGCCGGCGGTGCCCTGCATCCTCGACGACGAGCTCGCGCCCACTCCGCACGAAGGTGTGCGCGAGTGGGACGCGACGCTCTACGTCCGCGCCTCCGATCTCCTCGAGCGCCCGGTGATCGACCAGCGGCTCGAGCTCGTCGGCGACCGCAGCGGCACCAGGTCGGCGACGGTGGTGCACTCCAACACGACGCACGGCGAGCACGTCATCCGCCTGAAGTGGTTCGAGTCGTGATCACCGCCGAGGTGCAGATGGATCGCGCCGAGCGGATGCTCGAGGGGCTGCCCGGCGCGGCGAAGCGGGCGATGGCCCGCGCGCTCAACCGAGCGGCGACGGCGGGGCGTCAAGCGGCCGTCGCGGCCATCGTCGAGCGCTACGCCGTCAAGACCGGCGACGTGCGCTCGAAGATCACACTCACCAAGGCGACCGCGGAGGAGCTCGGCGTCTCCGTGGTGGCGCGGTCGGGCTCGCTCGCGCTCGGCTACTTCCCGCACACGCCCTCGCGCGCGGGCACTGGCGGCCCCGGCAAGCCGTCGCTCACCGCCGAGATCTTGCGCGGCGCCTCGAAGCCGTTCGGTGGCGCGTTCATCGCCACCATCAATGGCAAGCCCCGCATCATGGTCCGCACGGGCGGAAAGACGGCGACCGGAAAGTCGGCGATCGCCTCCGTCTACACGGTGCCGATCGCCAGCATGCTCGGCGCGGAGTCGGTGCGCGCCGCCGTCGAGGAGCGCGCGCTCGCGGTGCTCGACGAGCGCCTCGACCACGAGATCGACCGCGAGCTGGAGAAACGCTCGTGAGCGATCCGACCCGCCTCGAGGCGGCCTCCTACAAGAGCGTCGGGCCCGGCACGCTCCAGGGCCTGCAGGTGGCGCTCATGGCGCGCATGGCTCTCGTCGCGGCGGCCTTCTGGACGCTCGAGACGAAGGTCACCGGCACCGAGCGCGCGCCACAGGTGATCGACAGCCAGCTGCCGCCGATGGCGACGCCCGAGGCCCAGCGCTTCCCGTTCATCGTGGTGCGTCTCCGGTCGGGCGCAGACTCGCCGCAGGCCGGCGACCAGCACGCGACCGCCAAGGCGGAGCTCGTGCTCGGCACGTACAGCGACAGCGATACCGGCA